TAGTAATAAAATAATATCTAAATTTTTTATTGTTTCATTTTTACTATTTTTCCAATTATTTTTACTCCAGGAATAAATCCATGATGTAAGGATGTTTATACAATATGCTGAATCAGAATAAATAGTTGCTTGTTGTTTTTTATATTTTGTATTTAATAATTCAAATGTTTTTAAAAATGCTTTTAATTCCATTTGATTATTTGTTACATTGTCAAACTGTTCGTAATAAGCATCAATTAAATTATCGCGGTCGTCAAATATTACTATTCCAAATCCACCTTGTGAATTTTCTTTCCCATTGCCGCGACAAGAACCATCTATATAAATATATAACATATAAAAAACTCCTTAATTATTTTATTATATATTATACTATAAATACTTACAATTTTCAAATAAAAAAAGGTGGTTTATCGGCTTTAGCCGATATAACCACCTATATAATACAGTATTATTTTAACCATTTTTTGTTACAAAAACCAGTATATTTATCATATGTTACATAATACCAATCTTTTGTATAATAACCATAACAATATACTTTAGAATTTTTTGGTATTATAGTAATAATATCTTTACTAAAACCCGCCCCAGATCTAAGATTTAATTTAGATGTAGTAGTATAAGATTTTGAAATATTTTTATTAAAAGACTCAGCATAATCAATATCATTATTTGATTTAGCTTTTTCTTTTGTTAAAATCTAATATTTTTCTAATAATTTTTTCTAAGATTGTGGGCCATATATACCATCTACAACTAATTTATTATCTTGTTGGAATTTTTTTAATGCATTTTTTGTATTAGTTCCTAACACGCCATCTGCACCAGCTTTTCCACAAGAATATCCTAACTAAATTAACATAGTTTGCATTTCTTTTACTGTTTTTGTAACTGTTGATGTAGTTTTTATCGTTTCTTTTGTTTCTGGAATTGTAATTGTTTTATTTTTTCTGTATTCTAATAAAATATTTTTAAATTCATTCCATGTCCATGAAGTTTTTAATTTATTATTTTTGACATAGGGATTAGGGCAAATTTTTCCAGTAACATCATAATGACGAATAACATGATTAATATCAATATTATATTCATCCATTAATTGACTAACTAAATAAACAAGAGATTTTTGAGTTTCTTCTGTAAAATACCATTTATCACTTGTCTCGCTTGGATTTTTTTCTGAAGTATCTGTATAACAGACCCCATTTTCAATTCCAATACTATTGTAATTAGTACAAATACCATGATATTGATGTCCATTAGAGCCTTGAAGTCCTCCGCCACAATGCCAAACTACTGCGGTTTTAGGATCTGCAGCTTTATAAATCTATCCATTCCTTTGTATGTTGTAATGACCACCGTAGCCGCCGCCATATAAATAAGGATTATCGGCATTGGGAACTCCTAAATAATGAATAACAATCCACTGAATAGGATTGTTTCCTCTTGTAGAAGGAACTTGATAAAGATTTTGTTTAGTTATATCATGAATGATTTTTGGTTCAATATTCATTTTTATACTTCCCTTGCCCTGTTCTTTTGTTTTTGTTGTTTTTTGCTACTAATTTTTTAAAGCTTCTGGGATATATTCTGATGGTTTTATTAAAGTTAAATTATCATATTGTGTTAATTTATGTTTATTTACAATTTTCATTACAGATGTTGGATAAGTAGGACCAGTTGCATAACCACGGCTACCAACTTCTTTAATTAAATTAGCTGGGTCTTTAATATTAACCACTTCTTTTCCATATTTTGGTTTGCCATTATAACCATAATTACTTGCATATAATAAAAATAGAATAAAATCACAAAAGCTTTGTTCTATATTATCAAAAATTCTAAAATTATCTTTTATAATTACTGATTTTCCAGAATAAACTTCTGGAGTATTTTTATTAAAGCTTTTACCTGGCCAAACAGATTTGTCGTACCAAGAAGAATTTAATAATTCTGCTTTTTGTCCAACCATATTATTATATTGTAAAAGATATTTTATTTCTTTATTGTCCCAATAGGAAGGAATACCGTATCCATTTTCTAAACAAGCTTGAGCAATTAATACAGATGGTAAATAGCCATATCTTTTACAAGCTTTTTGTGCGGCTGGAGCAATTGTTTTAATAAAATCTTTTTCTGATTTAAAATTTGCTTCCATATAATTAATCTCCTATAAAAAATAAAAGGCAGGACTAAGCCTGCCTTTATACAACATTATTCTTTAGCTTTTGGAACCTAATATGTCATAGCTTGGGCGCTATCCTTAACTCCTGCGGTAGTAGGATCATTTAATGCATTCCATACAGATACTGCGATCAATCCAAGAACATAAGGATTACTTAAAGCATTTAATAGTAATTCCCCAAGTTTAGTCCAAGAAGTAAGATCTTGTACTGTAAGACCAGCATATGCTAGAATTGGAGTAAGAATAGCTAGAATCAATTGAGCAATAAAAATTGGATTTTTAAATCTTACTTTTAGATTCATAACATTGATACCTCCTAAAAAATAATAAAAAATAAGGAACCAATGCAAGGCATCAGTTCCTCGGAAAAACTTTTGTTTTTTGATCCATATATATATTAAAAATTATTATATAAAATTATTTATTTTTGGCCATAATATTTTTTTTAATTTCAATAAGCATATCTTCTAAAGCAATTGGCATACAATTATGAGCATCACAATTAACATTATACATCATATCATAATCACAAAATGGATTTATTGAATGAGTATGTCCATGAATAGAATAAGTTTTACTGTTATCAAAATTTCCTGTTAAAGTTGGATAATGAGTGAGAAGAAGAGTCTTTTTCCCATGTTTTAATCTATAACCAAATTGAATATCATCAAAATTATATAAAGTACAAAAAGCAGCCAAGCGAGCATCTGTATCATGGTTTCCAATTGCCAATCTAATTCTCCCATTAAGCTGTTTGACCAATGATATTCCAGCATCCAAATCCCCCAACATAAAGTCACCAAGATGATACACCACATCATCATATTTTACAATCTCATTCCATTTTTCAATAATTATATTATTCATTTCCCATACTGAATTAAAACCACGAGCTTTCCAAATAAATTCTTTGTTATGCCCAAAATGAGTGTCAGAAATTAGCCATATATTGCTCATTATAACATCTCTCCTTTATAAGTTAATTTATCTTCTTTGCTGTTGTAGCGATAAATTCTGTAAAATCCCTCTTCAAGAGAAGGCTTAATAAACTGTTCATGCATACGGTAGATGACATTTCTCGGTACATAAGCACGGGTTCCACGCCGCATTTCATTTCTTTCAAGACAAGTCTGAATATCTTCATCAATCCAGATGAGATTTGCATGATCATAACCTTCAACATGCTGAAGCAGCCATTTTCTTGCTTTTGGAGTTAAAGAAGTTTGGTCAACAAAAACATTTTTACCAGCTGCGAGTGCTTCATTAATCTGTTTCCAAAAAAATGCAAGTACCTCATCTTCATGAGAAAAGTAATCTTCTTCAGGCTTTACAATAGAAAATCTAATAACATCACGGGAGATTATTATAGAAGTATCTTTTTTTACCCTATTTTTAAGAAAAGTTGATTTTCCTGATCCAGGAATTCCACACATTAAATATAAATCAGCCATATTAAATAATTCCTTTCTGTTTTAATTCTCCTCTAAAAATTCGATAAGGTTCTTTTCTATTGCCTTCATTATCAAAATTATGATACTTCATTTCAAGTTTGAAATCTTCATAATTATAGTCACTATACATAGATCTTACTTCTGCATGATTCCAAACCTTTCCACAATAAACACAATATAATTTTTTTAAATGCCCTGCCTCTCTGTATTTTCCAGATTTTCTTGCTATTGGTAAACCTTCTTTTCCACAATTACAACAAAACATTCTTGATATTACAAAATTATCGTTTCTTCTGCCCATAATATATTACACATCCTTTCTTTTTTCTTATAAATATATTATAACAAAAAATAAATAAAAAAACAAATGGAGAGCTAAGGCTCTCCATTAAATAATAAATTTGCTTGTTTTTAATTGCAAACAAATTTTGTCCAAAGATTTTTTAATATTAAGAGTGGTAAGCAATTAAATATTCATTAGATACAGCTTTAAAAGATTTAGAACCATCTTTAGAACGAAAAACTATACCCTCACGAAGATCATTATCACAAACAGATTCTCCAGTTGCATAGTTTAAAAGTTCATCTACAGTATCAGGAAGAATAAAATTCGTATCTAAAACTGGTACACAGGGAATCCCATTTTCACCCTGAAGAAAACGAACCATTTTTTCAGTTCCCCAGCGGCCATCTTTAGAAGTAATAAAATTAAAAGCCATAAAAGCATGTTCAGGAGCATGATAATCTCTCTTCTGAATGCCAGGTCCATAAGTCTCACCCTGAATAGTAATCCATTCACAATCTGCAAAATGATTATACAGAAGATCTTTCATTTTGTTGTAAATGTCATACTTTTCTGCCATTTCAGTATAAACATTAGTATCGTAGAAGCAGGCTTTGTCGGGTTTATCAAATACCACATTACGAGAGCAAACATAAAACTCATCTTTATGAGGCCATTTTCCGCGCTTCATAGTAAAAGTAGTAGAAGTGCCATCAATTTTCTCAGTTGCAATCCATGGCTCCTTATCATTCAGAATCCAAGGCATATTCTGGACCCTTTCTTCATCAGTGCGCGTTACCCACGCAGGCCAACCAGATTTTTTATCTTTCTTACGTCCAAAGAATACGAAGAGAAGTTTTCTACCCCAAGCTTGTTTCATAAGCCATCTGAAAGGCTGATGAGAGAACAGCTTACCGTTGCGCTGAGCCATTTTCTTATACTTATCAACAGAGTTGGCTTTACGAGTATTGTCTTCTGCAACATAATAAGTTACACCAAGTTGTTTAGTAAGAAAACGAGACTCGTCATTAGCTGCATGTTCTTCATTCTTATTATCAATAATAACTGGCCCATCTTTAGTAAAAGAAGCCAGTCCAATGCTCCATCCAACAGCCGCTGCAGATACCAGCAAACCTTGAGAAATAGATTTACACATCTTTTGAGTTTTAATTTTTAAATGTTTCTTAACTAAAAATTCCATATTAATCCAGGGTTCAACTTCTGGAAGCTTAGAGTCGATTTCAAAATAAATAGCAGGATCGCCTGCATGAAACTCACTTTTACCGACAACTACAGTCCAACCGCCTACATGAGCAAGCTCAACTCGATCATATCCCTCAATAGGAGTCACCGCATCAACAATAACTACATATGCGAGTTCTCTTTCATTATTCTTATTCAGCATTATTTTCATTCTCCTTTTTTATTAGCTCGTGTTCATAGGCGATAGCTTTATCACAATCATTAAAAACTGTTCCATCTGTGCAAGCCCATTTAGCTTGAATTATAGTAAGGCGTTTTTTAATTTTTGATCTTTCATTTCCTGTTATAATAGAATTAAGATTATTATTATAATACTCTTCGGGAATTAACTGACCAATTTTTACTATATTCCATCCATTACCATTTTGTTTATCTGCAATAAAGGGAGAAAAAATCATAACAGTTTTATTGTCAAAAATTTTATAAACATCAACAAAACAATTATCTTTTTTATAAAACATTCTTAACATTATTACCACTCTTCCTTTTTTATATTATTATTATATCAAATTTTTATTTATAAATCAAATCGAGATTATCAAGGTTAGTATTTTCATGGATTTTTATTAAAGAATTATATAAATTATAATGTCCACAAAAATATTTATATACATCAAGAAAACAATCATTAAATAACATTAATTTATTTTTGCCTTCAATTTGCGGGTAAATGCGGTTGGCATGATAATGTCCCCAGCACCAGAGGTTATAATTTAATCCCCACTCAATATTTCCTAACCAACGTTCAGTTGTTTTATCAACAATAGATTGATCTACTGTGGATAAAAATAAATCCGTTGGTTCATAAATAATAGGACAGGTATGAGATAATACTAAATCCCAATTTTCTCTCCAAGCTAAATCAAAAGCACTTGACATTTCCTCTTCAGTGCATTGTTCTTGTGGGAACCAACTCCAATTATTTGCAAGCCGCACATATTTATCTACACTATATGCGCCAGGAAGAATCAAGGTTTTTATAGGATTACCCTGTGCTGTTGGAATTTCATATTTTGCAGGAGTATCAAGAGCATATTTAATATAAGGATAATCATTTTCTACATAAACCTGATTTCCCCAAAACTCTTCCATATGCCAAGCATTAGGATTTTTATTCATACAAATACTTGGCCGTTCTTCATGATTTCCTCTAATAATAAAATATGTAATTTTATATTTACCAAGTTTCTTTTTATATTCAGCATCACGATGATTAAAGAAAAAATTTGCGCCAAAATCACCAAGAATAATTAATACATCATCTTCAGTTAAAGGCTGTGTTTTAAACATGGTTTCATATAAATCTCTAACAGGTTTCCAACTTCCATGAATATCACCACACATTAATATTTTACTCATATCTATTCCTCAATTCATGCCATTTTTTCCAATATATATTATCCCAATCTTTTTTTTCAATTCCACCACAAAGATATTTTTCATAAAGATTGTAATAACAAATTTCTAAATAAACATTATTCATTTTTTCTTTATAAATTTCATTATGTGGCAGTTTTACCCAATTAGTTTTTAAACTGGTAATTTTTTCCCATACTGAGTTCATTGTACGATAACCACGTTTTGTCATTTCTTCCTGCACTTCTGCAGCATAGCTAATGAAATTATCATAATCATAATCTAAAACAAAATTTACAAGAATATGATTAGGAGTTCCTTTCTTTTGAATCGACCCTGCTATTGCAGATAATTCTCGCCATTGAGCAACTAACTGCTCTCGAGGAAGCACAGAAATTAAATCAATATGCCATAATCTCATTATTTATACCTCTTTTATTTTTTTATAATATTTTAAATCATTTTTAGCCTTATCTTCAAAAGATTCAAAATTACCAAGATATTCTTTTTTATTAGCCATATACCATGACCAATTATCTACACCTTCTGCGTCTAAACAATTAGCATAATGGTACGCTGCTAAAAGATCAATTAATTCTGATTCTGAAATAATATATTGATTTTCCATAAAAAATTTTTCTCCTTTTATACTATATATATTATAATATAATTTTTATAAAAAATAAAATGGAGAGCTTTTACTCTCCATCAAAAATAATTAATTTATCAATATAATCACGATTATTCAGTTCAGTTGTGTTTTTTAAAATTGGCATATTTTCATCAATAAACCAATGTCCTTCTGCATTTTTAATACATGCAGAACCACGTTTCTTTACAACAGGAAGATCATTCCAATTAATTCCTTTTTCAGTAAAAAGCATATCTTGAATCATATTACAAGATTTACCTTGAAGCTGTTTATGAGAAAAATTAGCTTGACCTACCATCTGAATCGAATTGCGGGTAGCATCCAATTGCCGCCAATATACAAAATTAGTTACTTCTTCTTTTGGCACATTAAAACATCTTGAATCAAATATAGCGCCTTTCTGCACAGCTTTCCAATAAGCAATCATTTTATTTTGATATTCTATATAAGATACTGCTGATTCAAAATATTTTATTTTATTAAATTCATCTTGTTTTTTTACTTCTTCTTCAAAAAATTTATTAAAAGCCATAGTTGTCATTGACGCAGAGATGCTACACATTTTCTGCACTTCATAATCAAACCAAGCAGAAGAAGTTAATTTCTTATAATCAATAAGTACAAGTGTAATTTCATCAGACTGAGTATAACCAAATACACATCCTTGAATATTTTCACACAAATACTTCATAGTTTTTTGCATAGATTTAATTAAAACATCATCAAAAGGTTTTTGAAATCCGCGAGTAAAAGTATGAAATGCCTTACCATCAATTCTAATCATAACAGGCATACGACGAACAAGCCGAGTTTTAGGCACTTGTTCATAAAATTCTTTCATTCTTTTCCCAAGATCGTTATGATCCATTATTTATTCTCCTTATAAGGTTTATATAAAGCTGTTAGTTGGTATCTTGCTACATCCGCAGGAAGAATATCTTCATAAACTCCAGTTCCTATAGGATCTTCATGTTCTTCTTTTGTTTCACATAAAGATTGAATAAAATCATGATTAGGCTGATATGGAGTATTATGTATTAAATAATATTCAAAGCTTGGATTTAATGGGTGTTCTTCTGCATAACATTTCCATTTATATAATATTTCGTATCTTAGAAAAGAAAGTAGTTCATTTTTATTAATTAAATATTTTTCCATAGTATTTCCTTTCAATTATTTTATAGAGTTTTAAATATTTCTTCTTCTTTTTCTATAAATATTATAACAAAATTTTAATAAGGAATCAAGAAATTTTTATATAGTCAAGATAGGATAATTAAAATAAGCAAATTTTTATTATAAGTATGAGAGAGAAATTTTTAAATAAAACTATTGAAGGTTTTTATTAATTTTTATAAATGGAGGATAAATAAATATGTTAAATGGTAGAATTGGTCAAGTAATTGGACCTTTTAATGCGGGAGAGGATTTATTAAATGACAATGCTCCTATTGGAGCTTTTACACCAGAGACAACAAGACCTATTTTATATAAGTTAGGTATTCAAACAGCTGAAGGCACAATTATTGAAGTGAATCATGTACCTGTAAAAGTTGGTAAAACTGGAATTTATGAATTAGATAATATTGTTGACGTAAAAACATTAGTATTTCCGAATGGAGCTGATGCAGATACTATTATTGATTTTGTATATTAATAGAAAGGAGTTATGTATGAGTTCATTTTATGGAAATGGAATTTCTAAACAAGTAATTGGTAAAGAAATTAATAATCATATTATTTTTTCAAAAACTTAGCCAACTGTTCAAAAAGCTGGAGATATATGGGTTGTAATTGGAGAATTCGCTGATCGAACTAATAATACAAATAGTTTATAGGAAGAAAATTAGGAAGGTAATTAATATTTTATTTTTATAAGGGAGATACAAGGATTATGGCAAATCAAATAAGATATCAAGTTGGATTTGATATTCAACAAGGGAATTTAAATCAATTAAAATCTTCATTACAAGAACTTCAAAAAATGAAGATAAGTGATATAATGAAGATTAATAACACTGATTCAGCTTCTGCCATAACTGCTTTAAATCAAATTAAGGAAGAAGCTGGAAAAGTAGAAGATGCTTTAAAACAAGCATTTAATACTAAATTAGGGACTGTTAATATAGAAAGTTTTAATGAAGCTTTAATGAAATCTGAAACTTCTATATGGCAAGTGTATAATACCTTCCAAAAGGCGGGAACCGCAGGTTAGAATGCATTTAGAAGCTTATCTTCACAAATATTAAGTACGAATTTACAATTAAAAGAATCTCATGGTTGGCTTGATAAAATGGCAACAACATTAGCTAATACAGTTAAATGGAATGCGGCTTCTGCAGTTGTTAATGGGTTGTCTCGTTCAGTTCAGCAAGCTTGGGGATATGTACAATCATTAGATAGTTCATTAAATGATATTCGTATTGTTACAGGAAAATCTGCGGATGAAATGGCCAATTTTGCAGTACAAGCCAATAATGCTGCAAAAGAATTAGGAAAAACTACTACAGATTATACTAATGCTGCATTAATTTATGCTCAACAGGGTTTATCTGATAAAGAAATTGAATAGAGAGCTAAAATTACTCTTAAAGCAGCTAATGTTACAGGACAATCAACAGCAGATGTTTCTGAAGAATTAACTGCTGTATGGAATGGTTATAAAGTTACTGCAGATGAAGCTTAGTTATATGTTGATAGATTAGCTGCCGTTGCCGCAACTACTGCATCAGACCTTGAAGAATTAAGTACTGGTATGAGTAAGGTAGCTGCTGCCGCGAATGCAATGGGCGTAGGTCAGGATCAATTAGCAGCACAATTATCAACGATTATTGCTGCAACGCGCCAGGCCCCAGAATCAGTTGGTACTGCATTAAGAACAGTTTATGCACGTATTAGTGATATTAAAGCTGGCATTGATGAAGATGGAGTTACTCTTGGTAACTATTCTGGCAAGATGGCAGAACTTGGTTTTAATGTACTTGACGTAAATGGCAAGCTTCGTGATATGGGCGAAGTTATGGAAGAAATTGGCGGTCGTTGGAATGATTTAACTAGAGAACAGCAAGTATCATTAGCACAAACAATGGCTGGTCAAAGACAGTATTCTAATTTAATTGCTTTATTTGATAATTTTGAAAAATATAATGAAGCTTTAAATACAGCTCGAAATGCGGCTGGTACATTGCAAGAACAACAAGATATTTATATGGAATCAACCGCCGCACATTTAAAACAATTAACTGCATCTATTGAAGATATATATGATAGCTTAGCAGATAATGATGGTATTAATAAAATTATTGATGGATTATCATCTGCCGCGAATTTTGTAGCTAATTTTGTTGATGGCTTAGGCGGAGGTGCCGCAGTTTTAAGATCCTTAGGAGCTATTGGTTTAACTGTTTTTAGTGAACAAATTGCTAAAGGTTTAAATACTACAATCACTAATTTTGAAATTGGAAAATAGAATGCTAGACAATTTGATGAAGCTCTACAAGCAACTCAAGATTGGCAAGGCATTCCAGGACTTGATGAAACTAGTAAAAGTTTATTAGAAAACAGAGAACAAATGCTTGAATTAAGCAAAATGATGTCTCCATAGCAATTTCAAGGATCTCAAACTTTATTAAATGATATTATAGAATTAGGAAATTAGATTCAATCTTTAAAAGAAAAGAAAAAGCCATTAGAAGATTTAATAAAAGATTTTACTGATTTATCACTAACAGAACTTTTAGGAAATGGTGAATAGAGTGATAAAATTTTAAATATTATAGATTCTTCAACTGAAAGTTTAAATAAAATGAAGTAGAAAACTAAATAGGTTGAATAGGCTTTTAGAGATGCCTATAATGAATCTCAAGTATTATATAAAAATTCTAATGTTAATACCTTTGATTAGACTTTTAATAAAGTTGAAGCAAGTGTAAATAGTCTTATGGACAGTTTACATGATTTTAAGTAGACAAATATTTTTGAAAATATGTCTACTCCTGCAAAATAGGCAATTGAAAGTATTTAGAATGAATGGGAAGATTTAATAAAAAATATTAATACACAGACTCCTCAAGGAGCAGAACAAGCAAAACAGGCTTTTCAAGATTTCTTTAATAATTTAAAAGATATTGTTTCTTCATCTTCAAAAGAAATTCAAGATAAATATAAAAATTTATTTGAAGTATTGAATGATCCTACTCCAATATTAGAATTAGAAGAAAAACAAAATAGATTTTCAAGATTATTTGAATCTTTTAAAAATTCTATGGACAAATTTTCAAGAGCTGTTAATATTGAAAACTTTACGAAATTAGCTGGTAATATTGGAAGAGTTGGGGCGAGTATCCGACAAGTTCAAAATTTAGGTAGTATTTGGAAGAATGAAAATATTTCTGATGGTGATAAAATACTTCAAACTGTAACAAATTTAGCTTTTTCACTTCCTATGTTAGCAAAAGGAATACAGGGGATTGTAACAACTTTAGGGATAGCTGGTTCGGCATTAAATATTGTCACAGGAGTAGCTACAGCAGCAGTTGTTGCATATAATCTTTTTACTGGAGCTAGATAGGCAAATATAGAAGCCTCTATTCAAGAAAGTCAAAAAACTATTGAAAATGAAAACAAGAAACAAGCATAGATTGAAACAAATAGATAGTTGTATAATTCTTTATCAGATTTAAATGAACAATACTAGACAGGACAAATTACTCGTGGGGAATTAAAAACTTCTGTACAAGAACTTATTGAACAATATGGGCTTGAAGGTGAAGAAGTTGTTAATTTAACTACTAAATATGGTGATTTAAAAAATGCTATTATTGAAGCTGGGAAAACTCGCGCTGAGCAAGGATTGGCTTCAGCTAAAGAAGAATTAACTAATGCTGAAAATATTGTTTCTAAAACTATAAGCGAAGAAAATGAAATTCCAAAAACTTTAAAAGGATTTGAGTTTACTGTAGATCAGGGTTGGGATGAAACAGATGAAGCTATAGTAGACGAAATCATGAAAAAGCATGGATTTCAAGATTTTTATGAAAATCAAGGGATTGATTCTGGTTTTAGAGGGTTAAGATTAGATTAGAATTATACAATTGATGATTTTTTAGAATTATATGATACAATTAATGCTACAGTTCAATAGATCAACGAATTAGATGATTAGATTTTATCTGTTTCTGATAGGAATAAATCTGAATATTATAATCAAATGGTTGATTTTCTTGGCAAATTTAGTGAAATTGTTGAACAATATAGACAAGCGTAGGCAGATGTTAAATTTTATCAAGAAGATCTTGCGGGATATACAGCAGAAGTTTCTGGTGCGGTTAGTTTTGCTGCAGAGGATGTTCAAAATGCGGCAGATTATATAAAACAACGTGAAGCTTTAATAAATTATTATAGAAATTCTGAAGAAATGTAGGGCAAATCAGAAGAATAGCTTTCAGCCGCCGCAGATGCTTTTATCCAATTAAATCATAAAAAATTATATAATCAATACAATGAATTAGTTGATTTTTCTAAGCAAGTAGAATAGTTATTTGATAAGTAGATTGCTGGATACGCCACCGATTTGGCAAGTAAATTAGATTCTTAGCATTTTGATAAATTAATGGAATAGATAGATATTCATCCTTCTATTTTAACTAATTGGAGAACTTTATTAGAAGTTATAAAAACAATAAGTGGACAAGATTTATCTAATTTATAGGCAACAGCGGGAGTTGCTCAATCTTTTGACGCTGCGGGAGCTAGGGCAACAGCTTCTGAAAGTTATAATGTCTATCAATCTTTACAAGATCAAGTTGCTAGTGGGAAAACAATTTCCGCATCTTAGTTTAAAACATTAGATCCAGAAATTCAAAGCTTCTTTAGTATGATGGCTAATGGATCTTATAAAATGACTTAGGATGCTAAAACTTTTTATAATACCATTAATAATTTAAAATTATAGGGTTTTTATGATACAATTAATCAAATTAATTTAGAATTAGAAAGAAATTAGCTTTTTGCAGGAAAAAATTTTGATTATAATTTTTTAACAACCCCAAAAGATACTCCTCATCAATAGGAATTAGATAGTTTAGCTCAACAACAAATTGATTATTTAAGAGCAAGCACTGATGGAGATTAGGTTTTTGGTGCTGCTATTGAACAATGGGAAAAAATCATTGAATAGCAGGGAGCTTCTTTTGCTTTAACTAAAGATTTAGCTGAAGAAATTTTAAAAATTGGTGAAAATACAGCATTAAGTTCCGAATAGGTAGCAAATATGAAAAATATGCTAACCGAAATAGAACATCAAATTCATGATGCGCTCTTTCCTACTGATGCCGATGTAGATACAAAGGCTCTTGAAAGTTTATCAGAAGTTATTCAATAGATTGCTGATGAAAGTGATGAATTAGCAGATAGTTTAACTTAGGACGCTCGCACTTCAGAAGATGTGGCTGAGGCAATTTTAAGATTTGATGATGCTATCCAAGATGTTATTGATAATTATGATGATTGGTTAGCTGCTTTAAATAGTGATTCAATTGAAGAACAGGCTCTTGTTATTGATGAATTAAGAGATGCCTATGCTGATTTGCTTGATTTAGATGGCTCTTCATTATCTAAAGACTTTTTAACGAATACAGATAATTTAGAATTAATGAAAGCTGCTATTGATGGTGATACTGAAGCATATGAACAATTGTTAGATTTAGCTGGTGAAGATATAATTGCTCATTTGTCTTTAGATAAAGCTCAATTTGAAAATGATCTTAATGTTGTTCAAAATTCATTAGATGCTATGAATTTTCAAGATTTATAGATTGGTGCAAATCTTGATACTGGAAACTTTTTAGCACAATGTGAAAATTTAGTAAACAATGCAGGAATGACTGCTCAACAAGCAACTGATTATCTTGCTTCTATGGGTGTAGATGCGGAAGTTATTGAAAATAAAACTCAGGGAACTGAAACTAAACAATAGACTGGTTATGAAACTAGATTAATACCAGTTACTGAGACAGGTAGTTTTCCAGTTTTACAGGGAATTGGTTTTTAGACTTCTGTTGAAAATGTTCCATTGCCTTTTGTTTCTTATAGTTCTTAGCATATTCCAGTAACTACAACAACTACAGACACTAAAGAAAATTCTGCTTTTTCATTAAAAGTAACTTCAGCTCATAAATCTTCTGGTGGCGGTTTTAAATTTAGTCAGGCTGCGAATGGCGGCGGATCAAAAGGTGCTGCACGTCGAGCTCCTTCAACCTCAAAAGGAGGCGGCGGTGGTAGAAAAGGTGGTAGTGGAGGAAGAAATAAAGGTAGATCTTCATCTGCTCAACCAGATACCTCAAAAAAAGATCCAAAGAAATCATTAAAAGATTAGAGAGATATATATCATGATATTAATATCTAGCTAGAACAAATTAATAGATAGCTTGAACGAGTACAAAAACAACAAGATAGATTATATGGCAAAGAATTATTAGATAATTTAAATAAACAGCAAAGTATTCTTGAAAAAAATAAACAAACTCTCCAAGAAAAACATGATTTACAAGAACAAGATCTAAAGCAGCAACAACAAACATTAAAAAATCTTGGTGTTACATTTGATCAATATGGCAATATTGCTAATTACATGGATGTTCTTGGTAATAAACAAGCAGAGATTAATAATTTAATTCAAAAATAGAATACTTTAATTGAAGCTTATAATAAAACTACCAATAAAGATGCCAAAAAAGGAATTGCAGACCAAATCTCAGCATTAGATAAAAAGACTAAAAATGCGGAAGATGAATATAAAGATCTTTAGGATAAAATAAAAAACTATGATGATCTTCGTAATGATATGGAAGATGTTGTAGATCAAATTGAAGAAGAGCTTCAAAAACAGATTGAACTTTAGATTGAAAAGTTTAAAATGGAAATTCAAATTCGTTTAGATATGGGCTAGGCTGAAAGAGATTGGAACGAGTTCCGCCGCAATGTATTATAGAAATATGATCCAATGAAGAGTAGCAACTTTGATAAATTATTTGGAGATGCTGCAAAAGATCTTTCTGATATATATTCTTATTTTGACGTAAGAGGATCAAAAGGAACAATTGAAGCTTTAACTGATCAATTAATGAATACTCGTGCTGAAATTGAAGCGATTGATAAAGTTGGTAAATCTGCAATTTATGGAGATAATAAGGCTCAAGCCATGGAAGATCTTCAAAATAATCTTAATGAATTAATGGATCAAATGCAAGATATCGAAGACCTTATTGATAATATAGATGAGGCTTATTTAGATACAATTGAAGATATATCTAAACAATTTGACGAACAAATTGAAGATTATCAATATATAGGTGAATTAATTGAACATGATATGGATTTGTTAACATTATTATATGGAGATAGAAATTATGATGCAATGGATAGATATTTCACAACTCTTTAGAATAATAATTTAAAACAATTAGATTCATTAAAACAGCAAAGAGAATTTTGGAAGAATCAATGGGAAGACGCAGTTGCGAGAGGAGATACTAATGCGGCGAAAGCATTTGAAGAAAATTATAAAAATACCATTAAGAATTTAAATGACACAATATAGACAGCCGCAAAAAATCTTCAAGATAAGTATATTAATGCTATTGATAAAATATTTGATGAATTAGATAAGAAAATTAGTAATGGAAAAGGTACAGATTATTTAAGCACTGAATGGGATTTAATGAATAAAAATGCTGATGAATATTTAGATACTATTAATTCTGCTTTTGCTATTCAATAGACCGAAAGAAAATATCAAAATGCATTAAATGATACTAAAAATATTAAAAATCAACAAGCTTTAAAACAATTAATGGATGAACAATTGGGTATTTTAAGAAATAAAGAAAAAATTACTCAATATGATATTGATAGGGCAGAAAAATTATTACAAGTTGAACAAGCTAGGATTGCTCTTGAAGATGCTCAATCCGCAAAAACATCATTAAGATTAAAAAGAGATTCGCAAGGTAATTATTCTTATGAATATATGGCAGATGGGAATGCGGTTGATGAAGCCCAGTCTAATCTGGCGAGTGCACAAAATGATTTATATAATTTCGATAAAGACCGCTACCAATCTAATTTAAATGATATTCTTTCAGTGTGGAGAGATTTCCAATCTGAATATAAGGATATTGTGACAGATACCTCTTTATCAGAAGAATAGAGGATTGATAGACTTGCTTTATTAAGAGAAGAATATGGAGAGTATATTAATAATAAAACAGAAGAAAATCTTCATATTCGTGGAAACCTTATGGAATCTGCTTTTGCTGATATAGCTGCATTATATGATACAGATGTAGCTAATTATAATCAGATGTCTCTTGATGAACAGAATATTTTAATGGGAGATTTAGTTCCCGCTTGGAAGTCTGGAATTCAATAGATGACAGATAAGGTTGCTGGAGAAGGCGGTTTTATCCCAATCTGCGAAGAAGCCTTTGATAATTTACACGAAGCTACTCTTGATTATGAAAATGCATTAGATGAAATGGCAGAGACTGCAGGCGTAGATCTTAATGAAATGAGAGATGGCGTTGATGAAGTTGCATATGCTTTACAAGATTTAATTATAGATAATGATGATTTAATTCTTCGTATGCAAGATGAAATGTTTGCAATTTCAGAATTAAGAGCAGTTGCTCAAGGGTTAGCGCAAGATTATAAGATTGTGTATGAGCAAGCTAAGTTGGCGGTTAGTGGAATTCATGCATTCCTACAGGCTCAACAATCACTTAGTGCTTGGCAAGTCGCACAGCAACAAAAATAGATTGCTGCAGCTTAGGCGGCGGCTCGTGCGGCATCTCGAGCAAATGCATATTCAATGTCAACAGATGATGTTAATTATGGAAGTTATACTGGCTCAGGTCCTAGTGGTAGTGGTTCTTCTGGAGGAGGCGCTTCTGGATCTGGAGGAAGTGGCGGCTCTTCAAACGGGACTTCCGCAAATCTTAATAAAATTAAGAAAA